TGGCCTATTGTGGTTTATGAATCTGTGTCTACAGTGATACGATCGCAAATGGAAAAGTTATTACCTCTCGAGTCTATTGCTGACATAAAAAACGGTAATATACAAAACAGTGACATTAAGTGTTTGTTTTTCTCGCATTGGAAACAAGCTCCTAATAAAATGAAGTTACTATTAAGTACGCATACACTTATGATTGGTCACAGACGACAACAATTAGTTCAAAATGCTGAAAAAATAATCTATATAACACCAACGAGTACCGATGACAACAGCCAAACTGATAATACGTGATGAAGTCAATGTTAAAATTGATGGACTAGATGTAAATCTACGAAGAACTCTAAGCAATCGTTTTAAGTACGAAGTTCCCGGTGCTAGGTATCTACCAGCAGTGAGATTAGGGCGATGGGACGGCAAAGTTAGTTATTTTAGTTTAGCTGGATCTACATACATTAATCTATTGCCCGATGTTATTCCTATAATAGAAGAAGCTGGTTATGAACTTGAAATAGAAGATACAAGAAACTATCGTACTAATTTTGATTTTACTCAAGTTGGTGAAGTTACATTTAGTAACCATGTTTGGCCAATTGGGCATCCTGCCGAAAATACTCCGGTGTTGTTACGTGATTACCAAGTTGAAATTGTAAATCGCTTTTTATCAAACCCACAGTGTATACAAGAAGTAGCCACAGGCGCAGGCAAAACTATTATGACCGCAGCACTAAGCGCCAGTGTTGAACCATATGGTCGTAGTATTGTAATCGTACCTAACAAAAGCCTGGTTACACAAACCGAAGCTGACTATCGTAATTTAGACTTAGACGTTGGTGTATTTTTTGGAGATCGTAAAGAGCCAGGACATCGTCACACCATATGTACCTGGCAAAGTTTAAATGTGTTGCTTAAAAACACAAAGACTGGGGACACTGATATCACTATTGGGGAATTCATTGAAGATGTAGTTTGTGTCATAGTGGACGAAGTTCATATGGCTAAGGCCGACGCACTAAAAACTCTATTAACTGGTGTAATGAGTCACGTACCCATACGTTGGGGATTGACAGGCACTGTGCCCAAAGAAGAATATAATCGATTGGCACTTACGTGTACGCTAGGTCCAGTAATCGGGCAACTCAGTGCCAATGAACTACAAGAACAAGGGGTACTGGCACAGTGCCATGTTAACATTGTTCAATTAACTGACCATAAAGAGTTTACTAGTTACCAAACCGAACTTAAGTATCTTTTAGAAAACACAGACCGATTAGATTATATCAGCAATTTAATAGAACGTATTAGAGAATCTGGAAATACTTTAATCTTAATCGACCGAGTAGCAGCCGGGCGGGCTTTAGTAGAGCGTGTACGTGACGCTGTATTTGTTAGTGGCGCAACAAAATCAAGTGATAGGCAGGATGAATATGACGAAGTGGCAACGGCATCGGATAAAGTCATTGTCGCAACCTACGGTGTGGCGGCAGTTGGTATCAATTTGCCTAGGATCTTTAATCTTGTGCTTATTGAGCCTGGCAAGAGTTTTGTACGTGTTATACAAAGTATTGGACGCGGTATTAGAAAGGCGCAGGACAAAGACTTCGTACAAATCTGGGACATAACATCATCATGTAAATTTGCCAAGCGGCACCTTACACAACGAAAGAATTTTTACCGAGATGCTCAATATCCATTTGACATTGAGCGGGTCAACTATCTATAATAACACTATGAGCAGAATACTAAACCTAGAAACCAATCGAGCCTATGACCTAAACGAGATTCCCGATGAAATCGAAGATCTACGTTTTTGTGTACTAGATAACTCGGATCCAAAGTCACCAGACTATTTTTTCATTCCCTTAATCTTTTTAGAAAGTTTTAACTCACCGGCACTGGTACTACGCATAGGCGAGCACACTGTAAAAATGCCAGTGGACTGGCAATTATTGATTTGAGAATCCGATCTCGGAGATCTTGAAGTTGTACCATTAACAAGTTTAAATGACCGAGGATTTTCAGCTTTTTGTTTTAATCCCATACACAGCTACAGGCCCGAGTTTCATGCGGTTGAAATCATAGACATTTACCAAGATGTTAAATGGTATTTTCCTAAACTACGTCCTGGACAAATGCTAGCAGTACCTATTACTACCGAATCTGAGTCACCATTGTGTGCCTATTTTGTCAAAGACATTAGTCGTGTTAGTGAAGTTGTAGATTTTGGAAAGGCATGGTAATGACAGAAAAGATCAGCATAAACACCAGTATGCGAGCATTTGATCGCAAACATCGTCGATTTTATGATGAAATACCTTTAGAAGAACGTAAAAAGTTTAGTACATACTTAATGATGAAGTATGGCGCCAATGTTGAGGGTATTCCTGAACTACAAGAATATTATCTTAGAGCTCATAACGAGCGTGTTAATTTACATTTTTATGATATCGGACGCCACCCCAAACTACAATGGTTACTGTGTACCACAGTAAGTCCTAACATGGGAAGCCAACGACATTTTTGGTTGGCTCCGGCACAACGTCGTGAAAATCGATCTACAAAGTTTCTAGAAAAGTTATATCCTGGTATGAACAATCATGAGATCGAATTGTTAGCTGAAATTAACTCTACTACTCAACTTAAAGAACTAGCTAGAAAAATGGGTTGGGACGAAGATCGCATTAAAAAGGAACTATGAGTTATCAATGTCGTTACTGTGAAAAAACATTCGCTCGTGAAAGCACTTTAACAAGTCATGCCTGCGAACGCAAGCGACGTTTTCAACAGGAACGAGAAATCGGAGTACAATGGGGTTACCAGGCATATTCGTTGTTTTATTCAACCACACAGTCAGGGAAATCACGTAGCTATGAACAATTTGTTGACAGTCCTTACTACACTGCTTTTGTGCGTTTTGGTCGCCATTGTCATGCTGTTCATTGCCCAAACCTTACCAATTTCACCAGGTGGTTATTAAAAAATAATCATAAGATTGATCGTTGGTGTAGTGACACTTATTATTCTAATTGGTTAATTGATTTTGTTAGAACCGAAAATGTGCGAGATGCTTTGGAACGTAGTATCAACGTCATGCTTGAATATGCCAAAGAGCATCCAGAGCTTCGTAATGGTTACGCTGACTATTTTAGACTAGTTAACGAAAACCGTATATGTTATCATATACAATCTGGACGCATAAGTCCATGGGCTGTGTTTAATTGTACAACAGGGCAAGACTTCTTATCACGCTTACATGATGATCAAGTTGCTACAATTTTAGATTATATTGATCCTGGTTTTTGGCAAAACAAGTTTCGTGATTGCCCCGACGACGTTAAATTTGTTCGAGAAGTATTAACGCATGGTGGACTATGAAATTTACAAGCGATGTTGATATAGATTTCGCTGATAGATCCGAGATCTTGAAAATTATAAATCATATCCCCGCATCAATACGGAACTCGGATAAAAATTCGTCCCATAATACTGGGATATATCCACACCAAATTCCAATTGATCCATTTAGTCAGCGATCTAGTCTAGACTATCAAGAAGCCGAATCCAGGGGATATATCAAGTTAGATTTTTTAAATGTACACATTTATAGTCAAGTACGCAGTCCTGATCATCTTACAGAACTCTTAAACATGGAGCCTCCATGGGCTCGATTACAAGAAAAACAGTTTTGTGAGCAATTGATTCATATAGGCAATCATTATGATACCTTGATGCGTATGCCTGAGCCAGTTGATAGCATACCAAGACTGGCTATGTTTTTAGCAGTAATTAGGCCCGGTAAACGAGATCTAATAGGGCAGTCTTGGGCTCAAGTCGGTAAAACAGTATGGAAATCGTCACAGGACGGGTACACTTTTAAGAAAAGTCACAGCATAGCCTACGCACATCTCGTAGTAGTACACATGAATTTATTAGCTAGGCCAGTTTTCTAATCAAGGTAATAGATCTACGTTTGCTGCGTTTAGCAGCCATTTCTTTCAGATTGATTTGTGGACCAATTTTAATGTTCACATCTTTACTGTTCATGGTTTTTACACAAAACTTGAACTCCAACCAATCTTGTTTGAGAAAAACGTTTATGGGAATCATACGATTCGATTCCCACCACCATTGTTCTCCTAGATCAAGAAACTTTCTTTTCTGATCCTCGCTGCGTAAACTTCCATAATCATACATTGTGGTGATTTGTTCATCGGAATTTTGAATGATTCCGATGTATTCATTGCCGCCGTAGATTAGGTAAGTGATAAAGGGGTATTGACTCAGTAGCTGTTTAATTTCTTCCACGCCTGCAATAAATAGTAAAATATGACTGCGATCCAAACATATTTATATCCGAACACTGTGGTTGCCGAAATTTGGGACCCTAGTATTTTTACTACAAGGAACCGTGCCGTGTATGCTAGACCCGTTACCGTGTATCAAGGTATTGATAATCCAATTCAGGTTACTGTGAAAAACCAAGATCAAAAACCTGTAAACATGACCGGATATCTACTTCAAGTAGATATTCAAGACACTGTGGCTTCTACTACTGTACAAAGTCTAGGCGTAAACTTTGCTAACCTACAGCTTGGGCGTGGTAGTTTTACAATCAGTAAAGAACTAGCTAATAGTCTAGATCAGCGCAGATACAAGTTAACTTTTAGAACAATTCGCACCGATAATAATACCGAGCAGCCTGTGTATATTGATGATAATTTTGGTGTACCATTAGATTTAGAGATTCTACCAGCTTATCGCAGTACAACAACCAATAACAATGCCATAGTGTCTGGCACAATAATCTATGATGGTGGACTTATATAATGACCACAGTAACAGTATCACAATTCTTACTTAAACGCGGTAACACTGCTGTTAGCAGCACCTATACAGGACCATTGGGCGAAATCACCTTAGATACCACGCTTAAAACCATACGTGTTCATGATGGTATTACTCCTGGTGGTAATCTTATAGCAGTAGGTGCTACTGGCGCACAAGGACCAGCTGGTGCAGCAGGTTCCCCTGGTGGAGCCACTGGTGCTACAGGTACACAGGGTAATATTGGCCCAGCAGGAGCAACCGGAAGTACTGGCATACAAGGCAATGTTGGCATAACTGGATCCACAGGAGCCACAGGATTAACTGGTAATATAGGTCCCACAGGTGCTACTGGGCCCGAAGGTGCCACTGGTATACAAGGTA